GAGACGCAGAAACGCTGACTGTTCAGGAACCGTGCCGGGGCAACCGGGCGCGATACGGAGAATTCCCGCATTACCCATCACCAGGCCTTTATCATCAGGGCATTGTGCCATGTTGTAACCTCTTTATTTGCAAATAAAAAAGGCCGCATAAGCGACCTGTTTGAAGTGTGTTTGTTCAGGATGTGCAGCGGAAAGCCAATTGCATGATGAACCGGCCTTCTTCTGTCGGTACCGGCTTCGGCATGCCGCCAAGGTTGTAAACTGAGTTGAGTTCGCAATCGTCCGGAAACTCGGATACGAAACTGAGAATGTTTTTCGCCCTGGTTAACACCGGCTCCGGGTCATTCTGTGCGGACACCAGAATCAGCATCACATTGTCATCTGCGCCAAGGTCGGCAAATCTGCCGCTGCCGCCATCAGGCTGAATAACGGCATATTGTTGTGTGCGTGACTCAGGCTCTTCCGTCCATGTCAGGTACTGAACAGTGAAATCATCCAGCAGGCCGACGCGGCTAAGATAACGCTCAAACGCTTCGTGTATCATATGCGCATCTCCTGATGCATGGCTGCTTCAATCTCATCGCGACTCTCTTCAAATCCCAACGTAAGGAACTCTTTTCGCGCAGTGGCTCGCCGGAATGTCTGCTTAACTTTCGGATCATGAACAAATACCGCGTAGTTGGCAGAATACCCGACACGACCGGTAACACGGGTGCCGTTCACTGTGATTTCACGGAACTGAGAGTTGATAAGCGTTGATGTGTCGATAGGCGTGAACAGCGTGGCCTGAGCGCCACCAATCAGCATTGCAGACTGTATTGCGCGTGTAATTTTGCGCCCTGTGATATTGCCAACCAGTGCATTGATATTGGCGCTGACCTCTGCGATACCTCTGATTTTTGCCGCCATATCACACCGCCGTTATCAGGGTGTAATCATCCGCTATGTGTTCGAATACATCCTCATCGCGTTTGATGAATTTGATTTCGTCAGCACCAGCAGATACCGGATCACCTGAGAGCCTTCCGATAGCGATAAAATCACCTTTCTTCGCATCAGCGTACTCAGTCCAGAACACCAGTTTGATAGTGATTTCAGAGCCGATATCAATCTTTCCGCCCTTAAGCTCGCTACCATAGCCACACAGAAAATGGACCGGTTCCGAAAATTCGGGCTTACCGTATCTGTCCTTTCCGGCAAGCCGCCACAACGTAGCCCATGAGGTATACGCCCAATTAGCAACTGAACTCATTGATACCCCCCGACCACACCAAAGAAGCCTACCGTTTTACTCGATAGCGGCAAATCAGAAAGACACCCGGCGCTGTCCCATGCGCGGATCTGGTTCAGCAGATAATCAGTACCGGCAGAATCATATGCGAAAGAACGAGACGCCCCGTTAGGAGCGCTCTGTGATGATATCTTTCGTGCACCAGACAGCGAGGCCAACCTGACAGCGGTGTAAATCAGCAGCAGATTCTGCGTGGCTTCGTCGTAGTTGGTTTCGAGGCATCCGGACTTTGCATTAACCTGACTCAGTAACAGCGACAGCACAGAATCAGGCAATGTAAACCCGAGTTCCGCGATCATCGGCTTTACGTCATCAAGAGTTATTTGCATTATTTCGCCTTTTTGCTGCTTTTCATCGCATTCAGTTCAGCGGTGACCGCATCAAGCTGAGCGTTTTTCTCTTCCAGTTCTGCTGTGAGAGCCGATACCTTTTCATTGGCTTCTGCCAGCTCGCCAGAGATAACCGGCAATTGAGCGTTTTTCTCTTCCAGTTCTGCGATCAGAAGTTTTGCTGTTGCCAGCTCTGCCGTTAATTGGTCATCGCCTGCATGCTTAACCGGCGTGGCGACTTCAAAAATCCGCTCCCCGCTTTCTTCATTTGTGTGTTCAGCCTTACCGCTGGCAATCCAGCTTTTTGCCAGTTCATCATTAACATCATAGACAGCGCCGACCTCCAGTTTCTGAAAGTCGGCACCGGCAAAAATGTTTCCTGCTAAGATTTTTACCAGTGCCATAAATCCCCCTTACGCGCCTTTCGCGTGAACAACTGAGAAGTGACCGCTGATGTCCTGTTTAACCATCAGACCGGCAGCTCCCCATGTGCGCCATACATAATCAGAGTTATAGAACTGACGCGGGTCAGCAACAGTACCGAAAGCCTGACCGACAATCGGGGCGATAACACCGGCACCCAGTGGCACGATCAGCATTTCATTGCCTTTCAGCTCGTAATCTTCTTTGATGTCTTTGATGCCGGTGATTTTCTTCACTTCGTCCAGGATGGTGCGGGTCTGGTTAACGTCGAAATACACGCTTTCCCAGTTTGACAGGATTTCGCCTGACACATACCAGGTCTGCTCACCGTACTGCAGGTTTTGCAGTTTCAGCACATCACGCAGTTTGATGATTTCTGCACGGATCACCTTACCATCCTGCTCGGTGGCAAAGTTCACAGTCAGTGTCACCTGTGCCACACGCTCATCAGCACGGAAGCCTTTCCATGACTTGCCGTCAAACTTGATGAAATTATTTTCTGAATCACGGAACCCGTTCCAGATGAAGTCAACGTATTTACGGCGGACCGTATCGACGGAATCAGACTGCGCATCTGACAGAGAAGCCAGTGCAGAACCTTTCGCGAAGATCGGGTCACGGAATCCGAACTTAAAGCCGGTATCGTGAATCGGCACCATAGTACCGTCGAAGGTGAATGCGCCGGCATCCAGCAACGCACCGATCTGGCCGGACATTGACGTATGAGCCACACCGCTACTGCCTTTACGGGCATATTCATACACGGATTCTTCCAGACGCACTGAGCGGGAAAGTCCCATCAGGTCATTCAGCAGGGTGAACTCGGTGTTCGGTTGAAACTCGGACAGAACAGTCTGGTCATATGCTTTATACAGGCGGCGGATGTCATCAACTGCGTTAGCGGCGTCAACTGTGATTGCACCGTTACCGCGTGAATTGGCACGGATAATGAACTCGGCAACTGCCTGTGCAGATGCATCGCGGGCAATCTGTAATTCGCCAAACTGCGCCGTGTTTGCTTCGAGGTTACCGGTTTCGGTCGCTTTTTTGGTTGAAAAATAAAACATTCGGTTCTCCTTACTTGAACACAACGCGAACCAGCTCACCCGCCTTAGCGGTCAGTGCTGAATCTTCTTCGACATAGGCGAATACAACTTCACCTTCCGCAGCGGTGGCCGCTGTGATCTGGCCGTTGGCAACAATCACCGGCTGGCCTTTTTTGTACGTACCGGCAGCAGCGCGGACGTTCAGGAATAATCCCTGCAATGGCTGGATTGCCACCACCCAATCACCGGCCTTCAGGTCGTCATCTACGCCCTTGCAGCGCAGATAATCCATGTTTGCCACATACAGGATCGCTGACTCTTTACCATCTACTGAGGCTTTGAACTTGCCGCCATCGAAAAAGCCTACCGTGCCGGGCTTAATGTCTGCTAACGCCTCGCCTTCACGATTTAACAGCGGGTTAGGGAAAATACCGCCCGCATGAATCACACGTTTTGTTTTGTTCGCCATTTCGTTTTACTCCGGCATTTCTGATACTGAGGTGGAAGAGTTATGCTGAGAATGGAACGAACCATTCAGCCCCTGAACCGGTGCACACTGTGCGTACAGTTCTTTCAGCGGATCACCGTCCAGCGCATTCACGGCTGTTTCTGTGAAGCCGAATTTGGCTTTCACTGCTTCACGCATGGCTGCTTTTTCTTTATCAGCGTTTGCGTTTAACTGCTCCTTAAGCGGGGCGACGGCAGCGTTTACCGCAGCGGTGATCATGGCCTGCATATCTCCGTTAGTTGCTTTGTCTTTTGCAGCCTTTTCTTCCTGCTCTTTTTTCTCACGCGCCGCTTTCTCTTCCGGCGTTTCTTCGCCTTTTGATTCATTGGCGATCATCTGGTTGTACGCATCCATCAGCTCAGCATCGGATTTTCCGTCTGTGTCGATGCCTTTTGCCTTCAGCGCGTTTGTGATGAGTTGTTTCATCGGGTCGTTTTCCTTATTGGTTTTTACTTCGTACTCTGTTGGCTTGCGCACAACTTCAATGGGCTCACCGACAAGATCAGCTTCGCCGTTGTCGTCAATGAGGTATTTTTGCTGGTAGGTTTTGCCGGATTTGTAGTAGATGAATTTGTCAGGCCAGACTGTTTCCGGATAAGGCCAATCGTCATCAGGAAATTTCAACCTTAATGCAGCACGTAATGCACTGTGGATATCATCGAAAGAGAGATTTGACCCGTTGGTGAAGAAGAATTTCACCTTGCTGAGAATGTCCGCTTTCGTACAGTTTGCCGCATCAACCAGACTGACATTTTCAATACCGCATTTCTGCCCGTCAGCGTTAACGAACATCCCGACACCGTCCTCCGGCGCGGCTGCTCCCGGCTCGCTCGCCGGAAGAATGGCGATGTGGTCAAAGTGCATGTTTCGGGCGACCCATGTATACGGCTTACCCTTTGACTTGCCTTTGTTCTGCTCACGCTGCAGCAGCAGACCGGTGGAGACGTGGATCGGGGCCGTGCTGTTACCGGCAATGATGTCATCCACGCGGGCAAGGAACTCTTTGCCTTTTTCTGTGGCGTCAGCGAAACGGCGATTGACCTTCACGTCCATGACGACCCTTTCACCATCTTTGCGGACATTTTCAGCCCATGCGCCGATGTGAAACTGGTTCACTGCTCTCGGCGTGTCAGCCGATACGTAATCTGTGCCGATTTTGGGATGCCCGTACGGGCACTGCCGCCCCTCCATCGACTGAAAGCTTTTGTTAATTTCGCTGGCCGGATACAGCCCCCCGTTCATCACAACGTCATCAACGATAGGCACAACGCCGCGAATGACGATATGCTCGTCACCGTCGATGATTTCAGTTGAGATATTGGAGGAATTGATAGCCAGCGATTTAACATGAATACCCGAAAGCTTCATGTAGTGGCCTCTTGAAGTTACTTGTTGTGGAAATCACTCTCAATTTGTTGCTTTTCGTCACCACGCAAGCCGCCAATAACCAAGCCTCCGTCACGATCAACCACTTCAACAGTGATTGTCATTGTGACCAATTCGCGATTGCAGCTATCAACGCTGCAACTAATTAATCCGCCAATCACCCGCCCGTCAGCGGTACACGCAACAATCTTTCCGTTATGGCTAACCGGCGTCAGCCCGTTAATAATTGGTTTATTGATTAACTGCGCCATTAATTACCCTCCTCATCGTCTGACCAGGCTTTCCGCTCTGCTGTCAGCCGGTCAGTAATGCCTTTGTTGTAAATCGTCCCGTCGTCATTCAGTAATACCGGCTGTGTCGCGCAGTAGCAGTTAAACCGGTTGCCGCCGTCAGCGTAGAACGACTCAACCTCCTCGACAGTGAACACTTTGCCGTGTCGTGCAGCATGCCAGCTGCGTGTCGTCGGCTTCAGTGCAGATAACCACAACAGGCCGGTGCGCAGCCCTAATCTCTCACTCGCCCATGTGGTTTCATTCCAGTTTGCACGGCGTAACGCGCCTACCTGCTCTGTCTGAGCTATGCGCTTTGCGTTGCTCATTGAGACATCCAGCCGCTGACTAACGATTCTGGCTGTTTCTCTCGGGTTGACACCTCTGGCTATCGATGTGCCGATGATGTTAGACAGATCGGCGCGGGCGGCATCAGAAATACCTTTCCAGTCGCTGAACGTTGAGATAAGCGCTGCGGCTATCTGGTTCTGGTATGCAGGCTGCGACATCAGGTAAGTGAGCGTGGTCTGTGATGCATACACCTCTGACTGTAACGACAGGTTGGTATATGCATTCAGTGTGCCGCGGTCATACTCAGCTGCGACATGGCTGAACGCCCACAGGTTTTCATTTCCGCCCTCAAGCAGATACTCATCCAGAATAGATTGCAGCCGTTCAAGGAAACGTGCGTACTCATCAGGCCGCTCAGCAAGGTCATACGAATAAACACCGGTGTTAACCCTGATAATCGAATCTGGTTCGTTCTGTGCGTTTTTAGCGAGAATATAGCTGTAGAGTGAGTTTTTATTTCGTTCTCTGCCGGTGAATGACAGATCGAACAGTTGACGGAGTGCTTTTTTAAGTCCGTGATACCGGTTTTCAATATCGCGGTACATCTTTCTGACAGACCTTCCTGACTGTGTCGGGTCCGCCTTATTTCTCGGTATTATCGGCGACCCTGTTCTCTGGTTCTTTATCATCAGTTAACGGGTCTCCTTTGGGGCCGGTTTCCGGTGGGTCGGTGTTCTCAAACTCGGTCATGGTCGGATATTCACCCAGCGCCCTGATTTCGTTCTCCTGGAATACCGAATGACCGAATGCCTGTTGTGTTTTAACTGCGATATCGGCGGCTTTGTTCATCGAGTCGATTTTCTCAGCCTTACTCGGTGCCAGTAAATCAGACCAACTGATGGTGATTTCTTCTCTTGGCTCAATGACACCAAGTGTCCAGAATCGCGATACTACGGACTCAATCACCGATTTCAGAAATCCCGTGCGCCGTGACATGCACGTTCTCGCCCAATCCTTCATATCCTCTGTTGATGCCCGTTCACCGGTAATCTGACCAATCAGCACCTTAACCGGCATATTGATTGAGGCAGCGAATTCAGCCAGTGCGGTACGCCATGTCGGTTCAGGGTCAGCCGGAGCAACAGACAGTACACTCGCCGTGCCTTCCTGCATCATCACTGACGCGTCAATGCTCTCGTTCAGTCTGCGAACCTGCTCATCAAGCGCATCGGCCAGGCCGTCCATATTGGTGCCTAGTGCTTCAGCCAAGCGCTGGAAGTCTGTTTCTTTACTGAACGCATAGTTGAGCTGACGACTGGCGTTTTTCAGGAATCCTTCGGCGCTGCCGCCCGATACCTTTTCGGCATCAAGGAGTTTGTTGTAGCCTTTCCTCAGTAACGGGGTACCGGATGTTAATTTTCCGTCCGCCGCCCCTTCAGCAAGGATGATTACGCGATCAGGGTGAATATCAATAATCCGCCCTGGAGAGCCATCTGATTCCTTGCCGACATGCAATTCTGTAAATGAGTACAGAGCAGGATAGCCGTAATCTTCACTGAGCTGGTCTTCATTCCATCGCCTCACATCAAGCTGCTCTTCCCACGCGGGGATCATGCGAATAATGGCTTTATCTTTCAGGCGGGAAACCACGGCTCTGTCTACCGGTTCATCCCATTTGCGACCATCACGCAACTGAATAATCAGACCTGAATACCGGCCAACCAGATTGCGTTTGTCGGCCTCTTTGATCTGCTCCCAGTGTGATTTAAGCAGCTTGTTCAGCTTGTTATCCCAGTCAGTAGAACCGTCCTGATCTGCTTCTTCGTCACCTTCGAATATTTCAGGAACATCAATCCAGCAGCCGGAGATATACCGGTCCACCGCTGCACCGCCCAAAGCGTTACGGTCATAGGCGTTGTAAAAGTCATTAAACGTCAGCACTTCCGGATAACCGAACTCACGCCAGATGCGCGGACGCTTTGTGTTACCGGTTCCGATACCGCCGGATGCATATGTCATTCTGGCTCTTGCTACCGCGCTGATAGCGTTATTCACCGCCAATGACAGCCTGTCTCTGTTTACTTCCATTGTTGCCCTCATTAACGTTTACGAACCAGCATGCCGGAGTGAGATTTCTTATTACGGCGACTGACCGCGAAATAACGGAATCCGTCAGCATCGTGTGATGTGTAGTCGTGAAGTGGTTTATCTTTCCAGCACCCACGTTTGCCATCCCACTCTTTCCGGTACGCCTCAAGGTGAGTGATGCCTTCACCGCATTTGTTCTCGTCGAATACACAGAGCGGCAGGATTTCGCGCACTGCCTCAATGCCCTCATCAACGGACAGTTTCGGCACCACCTTAAAGCGGATGGAGTAGATTTGTCCGTCAATTTCGTATCCTTCCCGAGCCAGCTCCCGGCGTGATTTCGCATCAGAACCAAACTCGCGGTTATCGATATCATGCGGCCCGTTGTGACTGGCATAGTCATAGCCTTTGTCTTTCAGTACTTTCATGTAGTGCCGCAGACCTTCGCCACTGTTTGAGTAGTGATCGATGATGTGAAATTCTTCACCGACTTCACGCACAAACCAGATTGACGTTGAGTCACCCACACCGATATCCCAGTACGTATGCACCGGCAGATGTGAATTATCAGGGATTTCACCAATGCGTTTATTCTCGTACAGCCAGCGGAATTGCTTAGCGTAATACGCACCATCAACTGACTGCTGAAATGCCTCTGACGGTATCGACGGGTATTCCCGCTTCATATCGTCACCGAGTGTTTTTTCTTTGGCGTAATACCAGGCTTTCTGCCGGTCGGTGAGTGTGATTCCGTACTTGCCTGACAGCTCATCGAAATAGTCTGTCAGGCGCTGCGGTAACTGCTCAACAGGGTCGATTGCGTACTGCGGATTCTTCCACCAGGAGAAGAAGAAAAACTTCCAGTCCAGCGGAGATAATGATTTACCCTGTATCAGCGCTTTTTCAGCCAACTGGCAGTAGTCAAAGAAATAACCGGCACGGCCCTCTGCCGTACTCTCAATCGTCGTAAAGCATTCCGTCGATACCGCTTCAAACGCCCCTGTGACAATCTCACGGGCTTTCTCCGGCTGCTTGGCACATATCTTACCGAACTCCGATACGTGCAGGTAGCGCAGCGTACCGCCACGAAACGACACGGACACAGTCACCGAGCCGCCTTTGCTGAACACCAGTTCACCGGCGGAGTCATTACTCGCGGGATTGGCTGCTTTGATTTCGTCCGGCAGGCGCTCGTAGGCGTATTTGATTTTCTCCCGGAACAGGCGTTTTGCATCCGGCAGGGTGTGTGCAATCAGTGCGCACTTAGCCGATTCAAATATGGCCGCGTCAAGCTGGATGATGCAGACCTCAGTCGTGAATCCAAGTTGACGGGCTTTCAGGATGATATTGCGGTTGTGGATGCCTTCGAAATATTCCGTTTGCTCAGGCGTCATTTTAAAGCGAACCGGGCGACCTTCTTTATCGGTGATCCAGTACAGATTATTCAGACGCCATTGCTTATTACGCAGTAACGCTAAATGCTCTGGCTTCATGTTATTTGCTCGATAGTTCGTCCATCAGGTCAGAGAGAGTGCCTACAACATCATGCTCGCTTTTAACCTGCTCTCGGAATGCCTGGACAGATATGTGCTTACCGAGCAATTCAAGGTTCTTCACCTTGTCAGGCCATTTTATTTTCTTCAGCAGCCCTGTGGAATCGCCAGCCATCTCCGTTACATCGATACCTGACAGCGTTATGCGCCACACCTTGGGCCAGTCCTTAATCGGCTTTATCTCGCCGTTAGAAAGGAGAATGTCTGCCACGTCCATCTGGTCTATCTCAACCAGTCGCTGGAGAACGTAATCAGCGTCTATTGCAAGGCGTTCACCGCGCTCTGACTTCAATTCCTGAATGCGCTTTCCAATGTCAAGTTTTGACAATAATTGAGCGGCTATTCTGTTAGCGGTTTTATCACTGTACCCCGCACGAATAGCCGCCTGTGTAGCGTTCAAATCTACGAGGTACTCACGACAAAACATTTCCTGTTTATCGGTGAGCGCCATAATTATTCCTTACTCTTTTCCTCAACAACCGGAATGTATCTGATGTCGCTGATTTCATCCGGTGAGATATATGTCCATGAGCCATCCAGACCGGCAATGCCGATCAGCCCGTTAGTAATGCGCGGCTCTTTCGTTGTCATCAATCCGTGATATGTCGTGCCGTCCTTTTTGGTTGCTGTGACTTCGTATTTTTCAGTCATGTCTACCTCAGTTGATTGATGTTCACCATTTCTTCCACCACGGCAGGTGCCGCCGCATATGAGGGTGTCTTTATCCCGGTGTTACCGATTATTCTGGATGTCCACACGCTCACTGTGAGGAGTGGTACAGGTCGTGGCTAATGTGGCAGAGGAGATCGGCGGCTCGGAGGTAATAAAAAACCCGCCGGAGCGGGTGATATATCATTTGTGGCCTTTCCACGATGCTCTGTGCTTTTTACACTCATCGACTACCGAACCAAGGCTTATACCTGGCAACATTTCAGACATTACCGACCGCTGAAACCCAGCCACCTTTGGCGGTGAAAGATGGTCAAATGTTATTTCACCAATCTTAATCAAAATATATCCATCAATGTCACCGGCCTTAGATTTAACCTCAGCAGATATAATGGCCTTTTCTATACTCATATCGTGATCGCCAATTATTTCGTATTTGAGAAAATCATTATCATCATTATCGATATATATCGTTTTTAAAACATTATGCGCTTTCATGTCGCTCACCCTTGTCAGTATAAGAAATACTGATATTACATGATGGCAACACTTATATAAATCTCTATCAACGCCACTCGTAAGCGACGTTTGCAGAGTTTTATAAAATGCAGCTAATAAAAAAGACCGCTGTGCGGTCTATTTAGATTTCGGTTTGGATTTCTGCCCTGAATACTTCTCAGCCCATGCTTTGGCAGTGTGCATGCAGTCAGCCATCATCTTTCCTTTCCCGGTCGCGGTAGACCGGCGGTAATGCTCCACTGCCCTGTCACTTGCCATCGAAGAAACAGATAAAGAAAAGCCGAGCTTTAATAACTCGGCCTGTACGTTCTTCTGAATGAATTGTTCGTGGTTCATGCTGGCTCACCACCTTCCGGGAAGTCGCCCATGTCACACAACTTAAACTGAATCAGGTCTTTCACCAATTGCTCTGCTTTTTTAATTACTTTTTTCTCTTTCTTCCGGCGGGTCATCAGCGCACTACCTATCTGACCATGCTCTTCGAACGAAAATTTCTCGGCTGCTGCTACGCGATTTTGCATTTCACTGATAGCCATGTCAGCCAGACCTGAGAAATCAAGCAGGTTGATATCTTTACTACCCTCCAGTTCAGTCATGTGATCGAAAACCCGAGCCTGTAATTCATAGCTGTAGCTCATGGCCATCAGACAAGCTTCTCTTTTGTAGAAATCATAGGACGGTAAGCACCGGCCAGTTTTATCTTTGTACTGAGACAAAAATTCGGCTGAGTGCTCAACACCTAAAACTTTCGGTACTTTTTGCAGGAAATGCTTATGTTGCAGCTTGGTGAATTTCTTACATGGAAACTTCAGGCCTTCTGCTTCAGCTTTCGCCTTACGGTCAGCATTGATGTAATCGACCATTTCCAGACTGGTCATTGTTGGTTGCCCTTCCGCAGGCAAAGCGTTACTGATGACAGTTAATTTAGTCATGATGTCTACCTTACTTAGTAATGAATCCTGCCACATAGGAGATCAGCCCACCAAAGCGACATCAGCTATAACTGATCGCCTCAGGACTCATTCCTAAATATTGGCTTGGTGTTTAAAGATGTGTGCATGTGGTGCACAGGGTGAAATGCGTAGAGTCGCAACCTTCGCCACGTTACCTACGTTGCTGGGTCACTACCGGTTGTTCCCAGTGGTCAAGATGTGGATCATCCTCCTTGCCGATATAGTTCGTACTATATGAGGCTATGAGAAATCAGATATAAAAAAGCCCCGCTATTAGCGAGGCGTTGCTGTTAACCTAATTTAGCGCGAACAAGGCAGTCTTTGGCTTCAAGCAACTTACGGAGGCCGGCGGATTTCTCCGCACCATCTGGTAACTGTTCATCCATCTGTTTAGCCAGATCACCGATAGGCTTGCTCACTTCCTGCAGATGAGGCGGCAGATGCAGGTATTCAAAATATTTCATAATTGGATTTGACATAAAACCTCGCTAGTTTTGTCGTTGTTGTTCAATCTCTCGTATTGCCCGCTTATCGTGATTGCAGCCTGCTATCGACTTCATTGCATCGGTCAGCAGCAGGATTGCATCGCCGTAGGTCAGTTCGTCTGGAATAACCGGCAGCGGACAATCAGCGGTCAGTTGTGGCGGGATCGGGACCGCCGGCGCGGGCACGAATGTCTCTTTCGTATTGCTGCAACTTCCCAACAATGCCAGGGGAAACAGGAGTAACAGCGCACTCACTGTCTTTAAACTCCGTCCTGATAACGGTTTTAATTTTGACATTCTCCGTGTCCTCTGTCTCTTTGGCCTTGATGTTGTCGAGCTCAGTGCGGTGCCTGATGGAAATGGCTGAAAACGTGGTGGTGTTTATCACCTGCTGTGCTGATAACTGACTTTGCAGACTGTCACGTTCTTTTTTGACATCACCTAACGCATCGGCCAGAAAAGCCGCTATCACAACCATGATAACCAGTAGCGCCCCCAGGGGCTTCATTGCCCAGTCCATATCATTTCACGCCGTTGTGTTCTAACGAGTAGTGATTGCCGTCATTGAACCAACCGCCCCACGTACCGCCGATGGACTCCCAATATTCACCGAGTGGCTTGTGGTCACTTGATGCTGTCAGGTATTTGCCATCTTTGAACAGATTGAAATCAACCGCCAGCCGCTGGGTATGTAAGCTGTTTTTGATACCAGACCCAGATTTGGCATTTAATGCAGCCTGCTCCGGTGTTCGGTATGCCTCTGAGAACGTCAGCTCATAGCCGTTGTCGTAGGCGAAGATAATTAAGTCCGCAATCATGCGGGTAAATTTGCGTTGTTTTTCACCGAGTGTCACTTTTTGCACCTCTGAATATTTTCGTCACATTCCCGCCTGCCAGCATCACCAGAATAAATCCGGCAACATTTATCGCCACCTCGGACGGGTCAGCATGGGAATAGTCATTTGTCAGAATGCGCAGCGGTACTGAGCCAAAGGCCACGATTAACAGCCACGCCATGAGTGATGGTAAGAACTTGTATTGTGCGCCGTTGCGCTGGTAGTTCATCAGCCGGATAGCCGCCAGTCCACACACAAAGAAATTGGTGTAAACCCATAAGTCCGGGAGGATCATCTTCCACCCCCTCTGAATTTATCAATAGTCGCTCCGACCACTTTGTTAATAAACTCAGTGAGTGAACCCGGCTTTGAAATCGCTACCAGTACACCAACCAGACCGGCCGAAGCAAACATAGCCCCTACTGACCTGTCGACCGGCTGATCGCTGACAAACTTACTCAGCAGACCGGCAACAAAGTCAGCACCGTAAATACCAATGATGAATGACACGACGAAATAACCCCATCTGTGCCACAACTTGATATCGCGGGATGAAAGTACGAATACAACCGCACCGGCGAATGCCCCGATCACTACGCCAGCATCCAGTCCGGCAAATAGACCAACAATAGAGACACCCGCTAACGAGGCGGTTGCTGTGCCTGTTAACGGCTCCTGCATTATGTTTAGCCCTTATTTCAGGAATAAAAAAAGGCCACCTAAGTGACCTCGTGTAATTTAATAAATTTAATTTTTTTTCTTACCTTTGACAGAATCATAAACAATGCTTGCGCCAAAGCAGATAATAGCGAGAGGAAGCCCCCACTTAACATCACCAGCAATAACACCATAGTTTTCAAGTAAGGAAATTATCCCCGCAGCAATAATAAATACCCCAAAAAACATAGATACCTCGCTCATACGTACGTGAGTGGATATTATACTAAATCATTAGGCGATCTAACAAATCCAAAGCTGCGTTAAAATTGTGTAAAAGCCGCTCACAGTATCTCTGCGCTGATTACGTTTGTTTGTTCAGGATTCTGTGGCGGCGTATTGGTGCCCCGAGACCGGATTCGAACCGGCAACCCATCGGTTATGAGCCGAGCGCTCTACCGTTGAGCTACTGGGGCGTATATGAAAAAAGGCCGCACAGGGCGACCTTTGGAATCAGTTGTTCGGAATAACCGAACATGTGAACTATCCGGAATTTCCGGAGAGTTAAACCTGTAAGTAACTCTTACAAGTTGGAGATATGAAAAAGCCCTCCGGAGAGGGCTGTTATGCACGCTTCGACGCAAGGCCGGTTTCCCGCCAGTGTGCGCCGTTTACTTACTTCCTCGCTCTGCATTCTAAAAAGCCCCGCATTTGGCGAGGCTTATAATTCAGGTTAAGCGACTTAAGAGTCATGTAGAGCAACTTACCTGATAAGTATTGTCCATTTGGTCATTACTGTCAATAGCAAAGTTCAGTGATTTTACGCACCTTAGCCACACGTTTACGACTGTTCATTGCATTTCGCAGAGGTTCGTATAGCAACCACTGAGCCGCCTTGAGTTTTTCGTCAACCTCACGGCGACATGTCCGCATAGATGGGACCTTTATTTTCCCTCCTGAGCGCGTGTTCATTTTGCGTGGTTTTGCAACTCCGTGATAGTAAGATGCAATCGACAGCTTGGATGAGCCGTGAGCATAGTAACTGAGCAGTATTCCGTAAGCCTGTGTGTCAGTGGCGATAACTGAATCTACGACCTGAGAAATCAACATTCCGTCATCGTCATTGCACATTGGTCTTGTCGGGTTTTTATCCGGCTCGGCAGTCTGCATGAACTTATAAATCATGTTGATCATGCGAATATCAATCCGGCCTGAATATACCCACGCCCCCCACAGCTCAAGCCACTGGTTAAGCCAGTCATACTGCTCTTTGGTGAGTTCCTTTTCTCCGATATAGCTCATCTTACCTCCGGCAAAACAGTGTGTTTGTGGCAGTCGTACCTGGTGCTGAACACCTTCCTCAGTAGCAACTCCCTGCTTTCGCCGACTTCCTGTCGAACCTTGAGATATCCATCTCTTTTCTGTGTGACTACGTGGTGATGCTTTGTTTCACGCCTGAGCCACCTCGCTTCTTCGATTGCGGCCTGAATATCAGTAAATATCGTCATCCACTATCTCCCATATCGTGACATCCAGTGACCCATCGCTTACCCTTTCACCACGCCTGATCCGCATATCATCAATCTGGCTGTCGTCCTTCCAGAAACCGGCGTGAGTTAGCGAATCGAAAACAGCCTTTGGCAGGTTATCGAGGTCTCTCTGTCGTTTGTCCGGGGGATTTGCTGTGATGCTGATTCTGATGCGGGATGTGGTGCTGATATCGAGGTTTTGCTGTCTGATTAACTCTGTGATGTGCTGTCGGTACCTGGTTCCTTTCTCTGCGATGTAGTGCCGACCTCTTGAGTGTCGCCAGTACGTGTTTAGCGATGGCGGGTACGGCAACTTAAGGTGATATTGATTCATGCCGATATTTTCCCCTCTGCCAGCAGCTGTGCCTGAGTCCGGATAACGCCCTCAAGGTGACACTGTTTTGCATACTCAGCGTCTGTGAGGCGTGTACGCCGGTCGATTTCGTCATGGCACGCACTGCACGCCCATGCACCAAAAATGTCCGGTGACTTAATTCCGGTACCGCACAATCCCGGCATCCGATAATGAGCAAGCACCACCGTTTCAGAATTTCCGTTACACACTCCCGGAATTCGGATCTGGCATTCACTGGCGCACTGGTCGCACACATAAACTTCATCGTCGGCAAGTTCTTTACTGCATATTGCGCGTTTCATATGGCAGCTCCCTTCGAAATACCTTCATATATCTCATGGAGGTGTCCGCGTATTTGTAACCGGCGCAGCGCACTGTACATGTGATCACACTCTGCCTGTTTATTGGCTGAAAATGGCTTCTTGCTCTGCCAGTATGAGTTAGGAGGCCATCCGTGAACCTTGAACACCCGCTTGCCTTTGACGTGGAGCAATCCCCAGCCGGCGGGCAAATCTTCCGGTTTAATAATATCCGGCGGCGATATGAAGAAGCGCCAGTCACCCATTCCTTTTTCCGGCTGTTGTCTGAACCACTTCTTTTTGTCCGCAAGAAAATCAGAGCGGCTGACTTTAGCCTCAAGCAGACAACTAACCCCGCTTCTGAACCCAATTGCGTCAGGCTGCTCTCCGGTTCCGTTGCTTGACTGAAACCGATCACCGAACGCAACGTTAAATCCATTGTTTTGCAGGAATCTCACCGCTATTTCACACAGGTCATCATGAGTTAAATCACCCACAGCGCACCTCCCGCAGCATTGCGTCAATGTCATTGATGAACGACCACCCGAACCCAGGCTCAAACGGACGGCTTCTGTATTTTGGACGCGATGCTTTCTCCTTGATTACCGTCATCCTTGCCTTAGCTACCGGGGTCGGCTTTTCTGCCAGGCTGCTGAAATGTGCCCTGACTTTAGATGCCGCACGGTCGTCAAAAGCGTAATAAACCTGACTGCCTTTCCTGCGCACGGCGTGGACACTTCCGATATCCTGCAACAGCCGGACAAATTTAGCGTCAATCATGCTGCCAAGACCGGTGGCCTGCGCAACCATCTTGACCGTGAAGGTATCAAGGTGGCGAAGTGACCGGATTATTTTAAGGCACATATCCTGCTTCTGCTCATTGGTGTGAAGGTATTGTCTTGTCATGATTTTTCCCTCAAAAAAATGACAGCAACCGGTTCTCAGTGATGTCACTGCATCCCCGGAAGATGTGTTTTAATGCGGCATTGACTATCGCGTGATAACAGCGTTCAAACTCGTCTGATTCCATATCGCCATACGCGAGACTCTTAGCCTCTGTGCGGACACTTCCGTCTAACCTGACCGTTTGCTCATAGAATCCGGCAAGTATCGTCAAATCCTTCCTGAAGCGGTCAAACTGGCTGTACTCGTCCATATTCTCCAGCCCTGCTTTATTTGCACACCAGTGGTCAAAGCAGAACTTGAAGAAAGCGAACATTTTTCGGTGAAAGGATGGATTGCGGGAGAGTTTGATATTGAAGGCGTACATTTCGCCGTTTTTGAACTTTGTTAATCGCGGTAGGTCGTGCTCAAATGCCGGTGCAAATATGCCATTGGCGCATTTGACCATGCTTATTTCCATTTAGCCTCCTGATTTTCGATATTATCTGAACAGGCCAAATTCCCAATTTAGGTTATCCAGACACTCCCTGTCTTGATTGAGGCAGTAATCCCATAGCTCCTGGTCTTTGTGCTCTCTGGCCAACTGCCAGCACCAGCCGCCATCGTGTTTAACCCGTCTTACTTTTCTGATTTCGACATCATCACAATCAAATATAACGCCACCACCAGAACCTAAATGAGAGCGCAAAACGTCAAGCTCCACGCTGACAACACGGAACAACTTCGGCATAGGTTTAATGCCATTGTGGAAATCATCTATTCTTGGATATTTCATCCCCTACTCCTTCTCACACTTAAAATCAGTCAGGAAAACTTTGTCACCGAATGACCGGCCAACTTCTTTGCTGCGGTAAATCATGTTTTCACATTCACGCTTACTGAGTTTCTTCGGTGACCGACGGAACCAACTCACCGGCAGTCCGCCGGGCTTGTGTATCGTTGCGGTTATTTTGTACATGAACGCAGCTCCTGAATTTGCTCTTTGGTCAGGCCGTCCATCGAGTACCACTCCGTAAAATAGCGGGTAATCATTCGCCATGTGCTCGGAAATCCATCCATAAACGTCCCGATAAAAATAACCGGCAGAAATGACAGCACCAGAAACCATTTATCGTAATAGCACTCAAGATAGCCATCGTCCGACATAACCGAGTGCTGATAAAACGCCAGGCGGCGGGTGGGAAATAACTTGTTGTGAGTCTTGCGTTTTATTTTCATCACTCCCCCGGTGGTTGTGTCTGGTACGGCAGTCTGCTGCGAACTCCGGCCATGTAAGCGCGGTATCTGTTTTCTATGCCGGATGGTGTGTATGTAAATTCTCCGGACTGTAATACTTTTCTCTGCCTCATGATGTACTCAGGTTCATAGCCAAGCTCACCCGCACACCACTTTTCAAAATCCGTTGGTTCCATAATCAAAAGTCCTTCTGTCTTGGGTTATGCCGTCCGCGTCCGGAAGCCGAACTTGGCTTTTAGTTCTGCGATATGAGCCAGTGCTTTTTCTTTCGGCACCGGGATATGCAGCTTAGGTATTTGCACACGCGGTGCCGGAATTTCTTCACCGGATCGGATTTTGGATGCCATCACCGCCAGCTCCTGAGAACAGCGCTTTTTCAGCTCTGACTCAGTCAGGCCGGACGCACGACTCAGCGCGTGCAATTTTGTGACCATCCAGTAACAGGCATTGTTTTGCCACGGATAATCCTCTGCCGTCCGGTACATGCTGCGGTTAGCACTGAACTTCATGATCATGTCGTAAAGCCCGTCCGCATCCGGAAGTCCAACGGCCACGCAGTCAGCCTGCTTGCACCACTGAACAAACTGCCCCGGTGACGGGAGAAACGGCTTTTCCTGCTGCCTGGCAATCCGCATACCGGCGTTGATCTGCTCCACCGTCCGGATTCCGTTTTCGGCAAAGGCCAGAACCCACTGACGACGAAATTCGTTCAGGTCATCCTGTGTCTGGAAGTTTGCCATTGCAGCCGGGAATGTTGCCTTGAGTTGCCGGAACAGCTCGTTGAATACCTGAATGGCTTCCTGTGGCACTTTCTGTTGCGGTTTTGGTGCAGCCCCTGCCATTGACCGCAATGCGCCAGCATCACGCTGCTGAATGGCTGTGGTGAGTGATTTCATACTTTCAGCCCCTCCGCCCAATCGGTGTTATCGAAATCAAGATGCGGACTGCCGGATGGCTTACCCTGACCCTGCGTGTTCCGCTTGGCTTCCAGTTGAGTCCATTTCTCGCGAAGCTTTGCAGGGCTGAGGATGTTGCTCTTCCAGAAACCGTCCTGGTTCGCGAATTTGAACATCTGGCAGATATCAGAATGCGTCCTGTTGTCCTGTTCGCGCATCAGTCGGACATCGTTAGCCCATCCTGACCAGTTAGGTGTTTTGGCAGACGGGCTGATTCTGGTGATGAGCTGGAATATCCACTGAGCGGCTTTCAGGTCGTCGGCAGTTCCCCACTTGTCACCTTTTGGTGAACTGACTGCGGCTTCTGGTTTTGCTTTGCGGGGAGAAGATTTTGAAATTCTCGGACGATCATTAAATACATTAGTATTTAATATATTATTATTGTTTATGGACAATCGTTGGACATCCGTTGGACAAACATCGCTGAGAGGTGCATTTTCACTGGTATTTGCGTTGGATATCCGTTGGACATCCGTTGGACAATTTTGAGACTGAAAATCGTCATATTTCACTATCGAAATCAGGCTGAATTTACGACCTTTCGACTCAATATTAATCATCCCTTTCGACTCAAAAGTCCGGAGTAAACTCTTAACTTTGTTGTCCGGAATGAACGTCTCGGATACCAGCGTCGGTCTGCCGGTGATCATCTGGCCGCGCCGGACAATCATCATGCCGATATCAGTATTAACCTCCTCGTCAGTGTGATTTGCTTTCAGTATCAGATGCAGCCATAAATGGACTGCCTGAGAATCCCTGTATAGCCTGCTGTCCATGAATTGTCTGTGTATCAATGCAAACCCCTTGCCGGATTGCTCCGGCTTTACAGGCCGCTCCTCCGGCGCTCTGCCGGGGAACCGGTACACGTTATTTAATGCGGTATTCATGATCCGACCTCCTGTCCGGTTTCAGATAAAAATGCCTGGTACTCTTCCATAAGCAACCCCGCCTCGCCGTCCAGCTCTAACCCTGCATCAGCAACAGCCTGAATAAACTTTCTGGCCTTCACTGCGCTGAACTGCGGCAACGCCACACTTCGGGTCAGTTTCTTTTTACCGGCTGCTTTGGCTTTGCTCATCAGCCCTGTGGCAACAGAGTCAGCTTTCGGCCCATGTTCGCGAGATAGTGCAACTGCTGTTGTCGCGGCTATTTCACCAGCCTCAACCAGCTTTATCAGTTCATCACCGGATGACAGTAGTTGCAGATGGGTTTCAACATCAGAAGTTGACCTGTGGAATTCATCAGCAATTTCCTGAATTGTGTATCCGGCATTCCTTGCTCTGTTGTATTGCTTTGCGCGCTGAACAGGGGTAATAGCTAGACCCTCACTGGTGCCAGCCTGATGAGCGAGGCGCTCTAACTCGGTACCAATGAAATCCTTACATTCAATCCGGGGGATGCTAATACCGTCAGCAATAGCGTATCCGGCACCGATATAGCGATGCTGACCATCAATGATCTTCACCCCTTTCTCTGTCACCTGGACGGATAATGCCGGGAGGTCAGCCCCTGATTTCCATAATTCGCACATTTTTCGAGCGTGCTCTTCATTAAGAGGGCGGATGTTATCGCCCGGCTCCAGATACAGCTCGTCATACGGAACCATAAATGCTTTCTTAACTGTGGTTCCTGTGCCGTTTTTGTCTTTATGCTTGTAATATTGCGATAGCGTTGCCATAATTACTCCTGTATATATGTTCAGTTAATGCGCCTCTGCTGCTCCAACAGCCGGGGCGTTTTCTTTTGTTCTCATCAGAGAGAGTTCGCCGATCTGCTTCCACAGAAACCGGTACTCTTCCTCGCTGATTTTCTTCTCGCCTGGCAAAACAAAATCTGTGATACCGGCTGCGGCCAATGTCTCGCATATCTCCGGTAACTTTTCTGTTCTGCGTAAGACTGTTGAATCGTGTACACCGAGCAGTTTTGCAACCACTGTCTGTGTGGTGCTTCTCAGTGCCTGATGGGCTGTTGCCATCAGATGATTTGACACAAACCGGTTAAACGATTTGCGTGGATTTGCATTTTCCATAATTCATAATGTCCTTATTGAGATACAGTTATTCGCTCACTTCCTGTGAGGTGTTGCTGTGTTGAAAAGGCGCTTTTTCAGCGCAGGGATGTTAAAGAGCAGTGCTGATTTTATTTTTTGCCTTGCTGTAGCCACGCCGCGCTACATTTCAGGGCTTTTGATAATTCAAAAATGAACCGTGGGCGCTTAGTTGAACCAGACTCAATCGCCTGGATAGATTGCTGTTTAATACCAACAAGCTCAGCGAGTTGAGACTGAGTCAGATTCAACTCACAACGCCGAGCTTTTACACGTTGAGAGATGGTTTCCATACTTTCTTATCTCCTTTATACAGTTTTATCTGTATTTAATAACAGATACACCTGTTTGTCAAATACAGTTTTTATTGTGAAAATCCCTTTATTACAGGGGGGGGTGGAAAAATGAGTCTTGCCAGCAGAGTAAAAAGTCGTCGCCTTGCGCTCGAAATGACACAAACAGAGGCAGCAGAAAAAGCAGGAATTAAACAGCAGTCGTGGGCGTCCATTGAAGATGGTAAGACTGTTAAACCTCGTAATATAATTGCGATTGGCGCTGCATTGCAGTGCGACCCAGGGTGGCTGATGACGGGAGATAATATTCAGCCAATCATTGAGGTAAATACACGGAAGATACCTCTAATTAGTTACGTACAGGCGGGAAACTTGGCTGAAAGCATACCGATCAGTGATTGTGACGGGTCTTTTGAGTACGTTCTTACCGATCAGGACTTATCTCATAATGCGTTCGCCCTTCGTATTGAAGGTGATTCAATGGAGCCTGACTTTAAAACCGGCGATGTAGTGATTATCGATCCTGAGATAGAGCCGCATCCAGGTGAGTTTGTTGTCGCGTCGAATGGCGAGCAAGAGGCAACATTCAAGAAATACAGGCCAACCCATGTCATGATTAATGGTGAACAGCACTACGAGTTAGTTCCACTCAATGATGACTATCCAGTGCTCGATAGCGAGAAAATCAACCTCCGGATAATCGGCACAATGGTAGAACACCGAATTTACCGAAGAAAAAGGTAACACGCATTTAAACCAACCCGCTCTGGCGGGTTTTTTTGTATCTAAATTTCAATAAAAATCACCCGATTACAGTTTTATCGATAAAAATACAGTTTTACCTGTTGACCAAATACAGTTTTGCCTGTATCTTTTAATCATCAACGGCACGGAGCCAAAGATAAACAGATTTAGCTCTTTAACAGACTGCGCTGAAAAAGCGCAAACCAAAGATAGTATGTTTTGGGATTGGTGAATGCTACGGCGGCACGTGTGGTACTAGGCGACCACCACCAATCACCAAAGCAAACTGTAATGGGGGATATATGTCTAACTTTCGCGGATACAGCAATTCAAGATCCAGCAGGATGGAGCGCAGAAAGGCACTGAAGGAATCATACGAGATCACCAAAAAATTAAAAGTAGCAATAAATGGCGAACCAGAAGCGGAAACAAAGCGCCCTGTTCTTTCCCTCAACCGCAAACACATCGGCAGAGTTGATAAGGTGGTGGCGGTGAGCAATATCCCGGTGACACGCAACATCGAACCGAAGATTTACGACTCGCTCGACAATTGCTGCCTTCCGCATGTGCATATTTTTTCTGTTAATGATAAAAAGAATAAAACAATAACGGCGAGGTAAATTGTGTGTCCGATAGAAAAGGTAAGTTTATTGACTATAATTCATTGCCGCCAAATGCGAAAAATCTAAAAAAGAAAGAAGATAAGCATGATAAGGAAAGGTGGCAGCATGTTTTCATCATAAAGGGGTCAGGGACAAAAGATGATGGCGTTGATTTTAATCGCCATAGGCAAGCTGTATTTGATATGGATTGGTTTAAAATGACCAATAGAAATACACCTTATTATCTGGTAGATGTTTATCCAGATAAACGACAGAAAGAAATATTGGATTCATTGTTTTCTTGCCCTGAGTTAATTCAGTCTAAAATTGACAGAATGGAAGTTAAGACATTTGATGTAAATACTTTCCTCCTAGAGAATAAAATATCTTTTTATTCACTGATTGGAGCAAATTACTGGTCAAGTTATGTTGGATTTCTACGAGCATTCACCGATTCTTATATTGAATCAGACATGATAACATTAGAAATTCCAGCTGGAGACAATGTTTCAATATCAAGAGACTACAGGGTTTTCATTGGTCTACTGGGAATCGGTCTTCTTTCTTGCGGAGAGCCAAACAGGGCGAAAATGGTTCAACAAAGAAAGTATATTGAGGGAATGAGATATATAAAAAAATTCTCAATAATTAAATTCAAAGAACAATATTATATTAAAATACGCTATGACGATGACTATTTTCATTTGAAAAAGAGCCGAAACTTGGAACTTGAGTTAACTGGAACATTTGAGGTAATGGCAGGAAAGGCCTTACGTGAAAAGATGGCCGAGAGTAAGCGATATGCTCGCGTTGATTTACATGAAGACCCAAATGCATATTACGGCGTAAGTATTGTTAATCACGCGCACGCAAGAAATCCAAAAAAGAAATGGTAACTCTGCACCAATAAATTCAAGACCTCGCGATAGCGGGGTTTTTTATTGCCAAAATATTTACTTGGTGTGTTTGCAGAGCTGATTATCGGGCTGAAAGATGCGCCGGAAGCGCCACGCAAGCAGTTGAGAATGAACCGCAAGCCGATTATGCAGAACGGTGATATTACGGCAAGGGCATGAAGCGCAGATATTTTTATGTACCAACACCAGAACAGGCGCTAAATCGGTCGCGTCAGGAATTAATAAAGCACCGTCAGCATCGGAGGATTTATGTAGTGAATAAATTTAATTCTCAAATCTAAATTAGGACATTCGGCCCGGTTCTCATGTATGTGAGAGCACCCGCCCGCCGGAGCGGTTAATCCGGCATCCAGTCAGTATTGGGATTGGTGAATGCGCAGGCTGATGCGCTGAGACGTCAAGCGTGAATTGCCCGGCGTCGGGGCAGCGGTAACCGGTCAGGCGGATGCGGAGTTATGTCTATGCGGTTGAAACACGCAATGCAGGAGTTCAGCGCCTACCACCAATCACCAATACTGACTAACACCCCGCAGCGGGGATAACGAAAGGAAACTGATATGGAAATTGAATTACAGCAAACACTTAAAGCTGAGTTAAAAGAAATGAGGCTCTGCATCAAGGTGAGTGATGGCTTCACATGCAGCCTGCATAATCCAGACGGCGGCGAGTTCGCGTCACATGAAGGTTATGTGCCTGACTTCTTCCCCGGTGACCATTACGGTGATTATCTGATGCTCAACATTGACGTTGAAACCGGACAGATAACCAACTGGAAGAACCCCACTGCAGAAGACATCACGACGATGCTCAGCAACGACGACGATTAACGGACATCACGTAGCACAGGGAAGTGCATAGGAGGAAGTATGACAGATAAAAACTACGCCCCATATTACGCGAAAGATGGCTCTAATACTGCGGAATCATTACGCGACAAGTTCGCAATGGCTGCAATGCAAGGTGATTTAGCTTCACAGGATGAGAACACGGGCTATTACGAAAATAGCACTCCTGATGAATACTTGACGGCCAGAGCTGAATTTTACTACCGCATGGCAGACGCAATGCTCAAGGCAAGGGAGAAATAACCGCCCTGCTCTCTTTTACACAGAAGTAACCAATGAAAAAAGGAATTAATCATGAAATTCACAGAAGCAGAAACAAACCCAATGGGTAACAATATTCAGTCAGTAACTATCGGTGATATCACTATTTCACAATTCGGAGACGGTAAGTTGTGGCTTGAGGATTCCGCAGATGATGACTCCGGAGCATTCGATGAAAAGGCTATCGCTGATGTTCTTAAAAAGTTTTACCAAAGCAACTTTTAGCCCCACACAGAAGTAACCCACCCTATAAATAAACGGAGTTAATTATGGCAAACGAACTGGTCGTTATCGAACCAGCGACAGCGCTCGACCTTTTTACAGCGCCAGATAAGGTTCAGGTGCTGCTGTCTGGTATCCGGGAGAAAGCACTTGCAGAACAGGCATTACTCGATACTGATTTATCGAAAGCCAAGAATCGCGATGCTATTAAATCTCTGGCCTACAAAGTAACGCAGTCAAAAACATACATCGACAAAGCAGGAAAGGCTGTCGTTGATGAGCTGAAAGAGCTGCCGAAAAAAGTGGATGCCAGTCGCAAACAGTGCCGGGATGAACTCGACGCACTGAGCGAAGAAATCCGCAAACCGGTAACAGCCTGGGAAGATGCAGAAAAGGCGCGTGTAGCAGCGGAAGAATTAGCTCGCCAAATTGAGCGTGACCACGAAGAAGCACTGCAGATGAATGAGCTGCACGACCTGCGTAAAGCCGAAGAAGAACGCAAACGCATTGAGCATGAAAACGAAATCAAGCGTCAGGCAGCAGAACAGGCACGAATCGAAGCTGAGCAAAAAGCACAGCGTGAGCGTGAAGCCGTGGAGCTGAAAGCCAAACAGGAACGTGAAGCTGCGGAATTTAAAGCACGACAGGAAGTCGAAGCGGCAGCTAAGAGAGAACGCGAGGCCAGAGAGGCGCAGGAACGCGCAGAGCGTGAAAAGCAGGAGGCTATCGCAAAGGCTGAGCGTGAAAAGCTGGCCGCAGTTGAAGCGGAGCGGCGCAAGGCAGAGGAAGCCGAACGTGCACGACTGGCAGAGATTGAGCGCCAGAAGCAGGAAGAATTAAAGCGCCAGGCTGATACTGCGCACAGAGCTAAAGTAAATAACCAGGCGATGCAGGATTTAATCGCCACAGGCATCCCAGAAGATTGTGCAAAGGCATGCATCATTGCCATCGCCAAAGGATCGGTATCATCAGTAAAAATCAATTACTGATGCCATGACCAGCGCATTCTACGCAGTCGCCCTATTCATATCAGCATCACTCATCTTACTAATTTTACGGTAATCACATGACTATCAATCAGAACGTTTTCCGTCTGGCGCAAGCACAGGCGCGGGTAGCTATACGCCAGAAATGCGATGACATCTGGTGGTTAGCAATGGAATTACTCAGAGAAAGTTACGGGAGGCAGGTATGCAGATAACTTGCGACCACTTCAGCGTTTCCAGCAGAACCGGCGAGTCGGTAATCACTACCCACGGAAGGACATTTATCAACGGCCTTGATTCTGAGGCTATAGGAAATAGCGATGCCGACATACAGGAGTTAGTCGGCACTGAATTACGGCGCATGGATGAGCAATCGGTCGTTGAAACGCTAAGGAAGGCAGGGTTCGACATGGATGTTATCGCACAACTGGCAGGGAGGAGCGCGGCATGAACGCATACGCAGCACAGGATGCTCAGGAAGAGCGGCGGCTGGAGCATGCAGCATGGCAGGATGCCGTAAACGATGCTCTGTGTATGGATGCTGACGAGTTCATGGATGGACTACCTGAACATATTTTATCGCCGGAAATGGAAAAGATAATGGATCCTATCTTCATCAAAAACGGCAAATCACTGGATGCATTAATCGAAGGGATTCGGAATGCGTACCTCATCTGGAGAAGTGAGCAATGAGTACCGCAATACAAAAAGTGTACGAAACAATAAACCCGCTCAAAACGGAATTTGAGCAGGTTTGCAGTGAGCCGAGCATAGCATTCAAAAGGGAATCTGAGTTCGCTATGCAAATATTTGCCAATAACGATTACCTGGCGACCACAGCGATAAATAATCTTGTGTCGGTTCGTAGTGCAATAATGAATATTGCCGCTATCGGCATCAGCCTGAATCCGGCACAAAAACTGGCTTATCTTGTTCCGAGAGACAGAAAGGTTTGTCTCGATATCAGCTACATGGGACTGATGCACATTGCGCAGCAATCAGGCGCAATAAAGTGGTGCCAATCCAGCATTGTCCGCAAAAACGATAACTTCCAGCTAACATCTATCGATACTGCCCCACGGCATGAATACAACGCTTTCGCACCGGCAGAAGAGCGCGGCGATATTGTCGGGGCGTATGTCGTAGTGAAAACAGATGACGGTGATTACCTGACGCACACAATGCCGATTGCTGATATCTACGCAATCCGCGACCGCTCATCAGCCTGGAAGGCGTGGAAATCAAAACAAAAATCCTGTCCGTGGGTAACTGATGAAGAACAGATGATCCTGAAAACAGTCGTAAAGCAGGCCGCTAAATACTGGCCTCGCCGTGAGCGACTTGATCAGGCCATCGATTATGTGAACACGGAATCCGGCGAAGGTATCGATTTTAAAGGTGAGCAATCACAGGAGCGTGATGTTACACCGGCAGGAGAAAACCAACTACAGGATATCGCCGATCTGATGATTAAGGTTGATGGCGACTGGAGCGATACATTCCTCGCATTCATCAGTAAAAAATTCAACCGCCCTATCGCCCACCCGGAACAGCTCACCGTATTTGAGGCTAACACCATCATCGATATGCTCAGGAAAAAGGCAGGCGAATAATGATCAGTAACGACATCATTCTCAGCAAAACCGGCATCGATTTATCAAACATATCGCAGGGAAGCGAAGAATGGATGTCACTGCGCCTCGGGGTGATTACCGCCTCAGAGGTCTGGAAAGTGCTCACAAAACCACGCTCAGGGACGACATGGAGCGACACCAAAAAGACGTATTTCAATACGCTTATCGGTGAAGTATGCACCGGCGTAAGCAAGGATTTTAGCGCCCGTTCTCTGGAATGGGGAAAAGATTACGAACTCGAAGCACGGATGACATTCGAGTTTTACAGCGGCCTGACGGTCACGGAAGACCCGATAATTTTCAGGGATGAATCACTGCGTACGGCCTGCTCTCCGGACGGCATTTGCAGTGACGGCGCTGGCCTTGAGCTTAAATGCCCCAAGACAACGGAAGTCTTTATCGACCTGGCTTTAAACGGAATTAAGGCCATGAAAAAGGAATACACCGCTCAGGTTCAGTATTCAATGTGGATCACCGAAAAGGATGTTTGGCACTTCGCAAACTACGACCCGCGCATGCCGGGAGGAAAGGAAATTGTCCACATACCGGTAGAGCGCGACGAAAAAATGATGCAGGAATTCGACCAACAGATACCAGAGTTTATTGAGGCAATGGATGCCGCATTAAGCACACTCGGCATTGAGTACGGTAATCAGTGGAAAGGATTTCAGCTTTAATAACCCACCGTTTCAGGATGAAGCGTAATGCAGGGATGGGCACGCTCATCCAGCAAAGTGGCTCAATGTAGTCATTGTCTTATATCGTCAGCCGTGTAAACATTGAAGAGCACCCATGCTATGGAGGAGTTATGCTTAAAATATTTACACTTTCTGCTTTAACTGTACTTTCATTTTCAGCCTTTTCTGTTCCTGAGTTAACTAAAAGCGATCTGAATATACACGCACAAAAAACCACGAATTCCACCTCAGTAATTAAGGGGGACCCATTTTATGTTTCAAAGTTTGACGTCAGAATTTCAGGCCCTGATGATAACAAGGTAAAAGGGATAACATGGGTAAGAGATGGGTGTTTTTTTGCCGTTAGTGATGACGGAGATAGGTTTCCTGCAGGTCAAATGGATGGTGATATGCTCGGGTTTATTATACAAAAATCCTCATTTTCGTATGGCAAAATGGAATTTAAGAGTAAAAATAAAAAAATATATGATGCAATATTCATTGATTGGACTCCGGAAGAGTGTCCAAAATAAATAAACCGCCCTGCACTAGCAGGGTTTTTTATACCTAAAATTCAGATCTAACCATGACAATCGGATTTGTATTACCACTGGTGATGCACGGCTCTGCTGTGCCTGTTACCGATGATATTTATACGCTCGAAGAGTGTGAGAGCCGCGCAGTGCAGGTAATGGCTGTGCGGAATATTGAATTAGTGTGTGCGGAGGTTTTCAGATGAGACAAATTAAAATAAGCTCTGGCGCGTGGCAAAAAGATTTAGAAATGGTTGTCACTGTTATCGATGAAGATAAATTTAAAACTCAGTGTGAGCAAGTTAATAAATTTTATTGTGATGCAGAGTGCAGAGCTAAGAAATACGGAAGCCATGAAAAAGCGGGTTTCGCCATGTTCTGTGCTGAGTGTTTTCAACAAATGGCATTCAATAACTTTAAAGACGAAGAATGGCTGACTGAGCAATTCGACTGGTCTAAAGATAAAGGAATTGAAGGGTATCCTTCGTTAGATGATATGGGCATTCGAATCGATGAAATTGAGCCATGGTTTATTGATTACGACGAAATGGAAATTACAGGATGGTGATCAATGAACAAATATCGTGACAAATCAGACTTTGAGATTAATAAGGCTGTGGCTGAAATTACAATCTACGGTGATTGGTATTTGTCACCAACGGATGAACAACCTTTCACATTCTTCAATTATGGTATTAATTCAAGCAAAACAGTAGAGCTACCTGATTATTGCAATAACCCAGCGGATGCAATGCCGATTATTATTGAGAATGGGATATCAATAATTAAAAGCTCAGGGGGATGGATATGCTGTCATGGTGCGGCCGGTGTAATTGAGCATGAAAACTTATATCGCGCCGCTATGATTTGTTTCCTGATGATAAAGGATGCGGAGAATGAAAGCTGACTACGGCGGGAGCACAACACCAAAGGAATTGCGTGATTTGTGGCAAACTCCCCTCCCGTTATTTTCAGCATTGGACGCTGAATTCGGTTTTTACCTTGATGCCGCCGCCGATAAAAATAATACCCTCTGCTCTCATTATCTCACCGAAAAAGACAACGCATTAAACTCAGACTGGCAAAGCTACGGTTCTATATGGTGCAACCCGCCGTATAGCGACATACAGCCGTGGGTACGCAAAGCTGCCGAACAGTGCGGGGAGCAACTGCAGCCGGTCGTGATGCTGGTTCCGGCAGATACATCCGTGGGATGGTTTAAATCGGCACTGGATACCGTTGATGAGGTCAGGTTTATTACCGGTGGCCGGATATCGTTTATTAACGCCGGCACAAACAAACCGGTGAACGGAAACAACAAAGGTTCGATGCTTTTAATCTGGCGACCGTTCACCCAGCCCCGCCGGATAATTACCACAGTTAACCGTGATGACCTGATGGATATCGGCAACCGGTTACTGGAAGCACAAATCTGAGGTGACCAATGACACCACAGGAAGCAGAGAACGGACGCAGACGAATAGCAAGGGAATGCCTGAAGGAATTAATGAAGTACACATCAGACGAACAACACACCGCAATACTCGACAAATACACACCGAAATTTAAACCACTTAATCACCTGCGCTTTCCGGCAAAGAGAGTGCTCGGGTATTACGTGCGTACGTTACAGAAGGAGATGAAGGATGGATAAAGTCACGATGACACGCGACGAGGCTGCTAAATTTATCGGCGTAAGCCCTGATACGCTTACGTCATGGTGCCGCGCCGGACGCATTTCGTATCAGCGGAAAGACCCGTTCAAAAAGAAGTCACCCTATCTGTTTACAGAGTCAGCCTGCCTTGCGGCACTGAGCAATCCGATCAACACTATCGCCGAGAGCGAGATTGATGTGAAAGGAGATCACAAATGTCAATCTTCAAACGTGGTAACTCTTGGTATTGCGACTTCGCGACACCTGGCGGCAAGAGAATTAAAAAGTCGCTTGGTACGTCCGACCGGAAGCAAGCCCAGGAGCTGCACGACAAATTAAAGGCCGAACAATGGCGAATTGAGCAGGTAGGGGACTTCCCGGACTATACCTATGAGGAAGCCTGCCTGCGGTGGCTTGAGGAAAAAGCAGATAAAAAATCGATAGAGGATGATAAGAACTTTATCGCTTTCTGGCTTGAGTACTTCGAGGGTGTCCGGCTGAAGGATATAACCGAGAATGCCATTTACAAGATCATCAGTAAGATGACAAACAAGCATGCTGAAAACTGCTGGAGAAGGAAAGCTGACACAGCAAAAAGGAAGGGAAAGGAGGTGCCGCTGTTTACATCGAAGCCTGTCACTACGGCTACAAAGGCGCGATACCTTTCTTTCATTAAGGCGCTACTCAGAGCGGCGGAAAGAGAATGGAAGTGGATAGAAAAGTCACCTGTGATAAAAATACCCTCTATTCGTGATCGGAGAGTCCGGTGGCTTGAGCCTGTCGAGGCGAAAAGACTGATTGATGAATGTCCGGAGCCTTTAAAATCAGTCGTCAGGTTTGCGCTGTCAACCGGCCTGCGTCGTTCGAACATACTTAACCTTGAATGGCAGCAGATAGACATGCAGAGGAAAGTGGCATGGATTTACCCTGAAGACAGTAAATCAGGTAAAGCGATCGGTGTAGCCCTGAACGATACCGCATGCAGGGTTTTGCGCAGCCAGATTGGTCGCCATCACAAATGGGTATTTGTCCACACTGAGCAGTCATACAGGAATGACGGAACACCGGTTGCGGCAGTAAGAAAGATGAGGGCGGATTCTAATACCGCATGGAGAGCAGCATTAAAAAGAGCCGGTATCGACGATTTCCGTTTCCACGACCTGAGACACACCTGGGCAAGCTGGCTGATCCAGTCTGGCGTTCCACTTTCAGTGTTACAGGAAATGGGCGGGTGGGAGTCGATAGAAATGGTGCGCAGATATGCCCATCTGGCACCAAATCACCTTACCGAACATGCGAAGCAAATAGATGCCATTTTTGACAGTTACGTCCCAAATACGTCCCAAGGTGAAAAACTGGCATCGGGAGATAATCGCTAACTCTTTGATAAGTAATGGTGCCGGATACCGGATTCGAACTGGTGACCTTTTCATTACGAATGAACTGCTCTGCCAACTGAGCTAATCCGGCACGGCATTATTACACTCCTGCCCGGCAGGGTTTTCAAGCTGAAAACCGGAAATCTCTGCCGCTTTGCCTGATTTTTCTTCTTTATTCATACCTTCCTTGCGTGATCTGAAGCACAAATTCGTTATTTTCCGTTTTCAGCGGGCGGTTGCTGATTCTTCATGAAATCGTGTCTGTCTCTGTAAATCACTCCGGATACCATCAAAGATGAATAACCTGACAACAAGAACTTGATTCTAATTATTAACTGATATTAATATGTATTATGGATTTAAATGCCAGATAAATAGAATATAATAGCGTTAAATTTCAATAACAAGACCCGGGGAAATATGTATATCACACACATCCTGTTACTATTCACCCGCTGATAATGTAAACATTTAAGTACAGCGTTTTGCTTTACTAACATGACTGTAAATGCGAAACCGTGAATATGATCACTAAATAACCACATACCGGAATGCATAACAATTCACTGCTTTAATTAAATATCTTTGTTATTCCCTGCTGTCGCTTACTTTTCATTCATGTAACGTAACATTATCAATGTGATCTTTATCATCAAATTTATCCTGACTGTGTCACATTTTTATTTTTATCCCAGGTTTCAGTTGAAGGATTCAATAAATCATAACGTTTTTCCGTACGATCAATAAAAACAAAGATGATTATAACAATTGTTACTTATAAGATATTTTAACTTAAATTACCGTACCAGTGCATCTGATGCATAGTTTTTGTTAAAAAAGAACAAGACTTCTCATCCGTTTTTTTATTCTTCCTGTAAAGATAGATTTAAATTTGTACGTTTAACCCTTATTTACTTTTTCTTAACCTATATAAAATCCCACAGAATAAAATGGCTTTTCATTGCAGCATAACTGCCCGACAGCATTGAATTATTCATATTACTCCCGGATTTTAACGATGAGGTAAATGTATATTTAACATAAATACACAACAAGACATTAACAAACACAATTCATTGAATATAATGAATTATTTTAGTTTAAGTGATACAGATCACCCAGTTTACACCTGTGATTAATACGGATCTTGTTTATTTCAATACCCCCCATTCCCTTTTCATTTTTTTTCACGCATGATGATTTCACGCCAAACGAAAAGGATGGCAGAGAAAGAAATAACAGAAATAAAAAAACTAAATTTGAATTAAGACAAGAACACTACCGGATTTACAAATGCTATATCATTCACAAGGCATGATACTTATAAACAGATAAATGCCTGTGTAAATTATCGAGTTATTATTATAAATAATTGGAGATTTTACCATGATGTATCCAGCAGAACCGTATCGTATTAAAAGTGTTGAAACCGTATCCATGATCCCTCGCGAAGAGCGTATCAAAAGAATGAAAGAGGCCGGGTACAACACTTTCTTGTTGAATTCCAAAGACGTTTATGTCGATTTACTGACCGATAGCGGCACCAACGCCATGTCCGATAAACAATGGGCCGGCATGATGATGGGTGACGAAGCATACGCGGGCAGCGAAAACTTCTTCCATCTGGAAAGAACTGTTCAGGAATTATTCGGCTTTAAACACATCGTTCCTACTCACCAGGGTCGCGGCGCAGAGAACTTACTCTCTTCATTAGCTATCAAACCGGGCCAGTATGTTGCAGGTAACATGTACTTCACCACCACCCGTTATCACCAGGAAAAAAATGGTGCGACATTCATCGATATCGTCCGCGATGAAGCTCACGATGCGGGCCTGGATGTGAAATTCAAAGGCAACATCGACATTAAAAAACTGGAAAAACTGATTGCTGAGAAAGGCGCGGAAAATATCGCTTATATCTGTCTGGCGGTAACCGTAAACCTGGCAGGTGGTCAGCCGGTCTCTATGGCAAACATGCGTGAAGTCCGCCAGTTATGTGACAAGCACGGCATCAAAGTGTTCTACGATGCGACCCGCTGTGTGGAAAACGCCTACTTCATCAAAGAGCAGGAAGAAGGCTTCGAAGATGTCTCCATTAAAGACATCGTTCACGAAATGTTCAGCTACGCTGACGGTTGTACCATGAGTGGTAAAAAAGACTGTCTGGTGAACATCGGTGGTTTCCTGTGTATGAACGACGACGACATGTTCTCTGCTGCACGTGAACTGGTTGTGGTTTATGAAGGGATGCCTTCTTACGGTGGTCTGGCCGGTCGTGATATGGAAGCGATGGCTATCGGTTTACGCGAAGCGATGCAGTTCGAATATATCGAGCACCGCGTCAAGCAGGTTCGTTACCTGGGCGAAAAACTGAAAGCAGCCGGTGTACCGATTGTTGAGCCGGTCGGCGGCCACGCAGTATTCCTCGATGCACGCCGTTTCTGCCCGCATCTGACCCAGGATGAGTTCCCGGCACAGAGCCTGGCAGCCAGCATCTACATGGAAACCGGTGTACGTTCTATGGAGCGCGGTATTATCTCCGCAGGCCGTAACAAAGAAACCGGCGACCATCACCGTCCGAAGCTGGAAACCGTTCGTCTGACTATTCCTCGTCGTGTATACACCTATGCACACATGGATCTGGTTGCTGACGGTATTATCAAACTGTTCAAACACAAAGAAGACATTAAAGGGCTGAAGTTCGTATACGAGCCGAAGCAGTTACGCTTCTTCACTGCACGCTTTGATTACGTGTAATTATCTGATGACAGAGGCCTCATTATTTTAATGGGGCCTTTTTGTCTCTGCATCCCTATAACAATAAAGAACAAATAAAATCGATAAATATGAATGCTGTTGGTGATATTTATCATTAATAGGAAACTTTTATTATGAGTATTCATAGTGCCGATACAAATAAATCACCCGGACTGACCAGCGGAACCATGCTTGTTATAGCAACAGTCGTTGGCGGCGGTATGTTTTCTTTGCCGATTGCGATGGCCGGTGTCTGGTTTTCCGGTGCCACCGTTATTTTGATTTTAGTTGCAATTATGATGTTACTGACCGGTCTGATGTTAGTTGAAGTTAACCTGCATTTTGAACCGGGCGCCAGCTTTAATACCTTCACCACCGAGTTACTGGGCAAAAAATGGAATATTGTCGTGGGTATTGCCTTCGGGTTTGTACTCTATATTCTGACGTATGCCTATATATCCGGGTCATCCGCTGTTCTGACTCAGACGATATTGAAATATACCGGTGTCGCCCTGCCGATAAAAGCCGCGGTCGTGATTGTTGCCTGTCTGGTGGCTGCGATTGTCTGGTACAGCTCATTATGGGTCGGACGTATTACCACCATTTTAATTTTCGGTAAGTTTATCGCGTTCTTTGCCACCTTCTCCGGACTGGTTGCACACGTGGAAATTGCCAATCTGCTGGATTCCGCATCAGTGGCAATACCCGGAACGAAATATCTGCCTTATGTTCTGATGACACTGCCGTTCTGTATTATTTCGTTTGGCTTCCACGGTAACGTGCCGAGCCTGGTGAAGTTGTACGGCAAAACCAAATTCCGCTTTATTACCCGTTCAATTATTATCGGGACAATATTTGCGGTACTGCTGTATATCTTCTGGCTGGGTGTCACGATGGGCAATATCAGCCGCGCCAACTTCTCTCCGATTATTGCCAAAGGCGGGAACATTGATGTGTTCGTTGAGGCTATCGGCGGAGTGATGTCAGGGAAAACCATGGATCTTATCCTGACATTCTTCGGTAACTTTGCGGTGGCCAGTTCCCTGCTGGCAGCAACACTTGGCCTGTTTGACTATATTGCCGACCTGCTGAACTTTAAAAATGACAGCGCCGGTCGTTTCAAAACAGCAGTAGTGACGTATCTGCCACCAGCGGTGGTGTGTTTCTTCTTCCCGAACGGATTCGTTTATGCCATCGGTTATGCCGGTCTGGCCTTTACTATCTGGAGTGTGATTTTACCGCCGTTCCTGGTAAAAGCCTCCCGCAAACGCTACAGCGACAGCGATACCATTTACCGTTCGCCGTGTAACAGCGCGGTACTGAATCTGGTGATTGTCTGCGGTGCGATTGTGTATCTGACGGTCATTCTGGATGTGTTCGGCTGGCTGCCGGCATTTAAATAA